CTGTCAGTGCTGCGCAAAGCGCAACGTTCAACTGGACAGATGGCACGTCTTCGAGTTCATCGCAGTCAGCCGTTGCTACTTTTCTCACCGAGGTTACGCCGTCTACTGCGTACAACTCTGATGTACCACCCGGAGTGTTGTTGCATCAGGGAGGTGTTCCCAACACCGCCTTGCGTGATGCGAGGGCCTGGTTTTGAACGGTGAACTGCTGATCGTCCAGAAATGGTTCGCTGATGAACTTGAACCAGCGGCTGGCGCCAACACGCTGACGATCACCGGCGGTGCGTATGCACTGGCTGGCCAGAGCATCAACCTGCGTGCGGCGCGCTCGCTCGTCATCACGAAGGGCGCCTACGCGCTCGTCGGCAACACCGTCGGTTTGGCGTTTGGCCACAACTTGGCGATCACGAAGGGCGTCTACAGCCTCGTTGGCAATAGCATCAATCTGAGCGCAGCACGTTCGCTCGTCATCACGAAGGGCGTCTACAGCCTCGTCGGCAACAGCATCAATCTGCGCTTTGGTCATGCGTTGCTCGTCACGGCTGGGGTCTACACGCTCACTGGCCAAGCCGTTGCGCTGCGTGCTGGACGTGCGCTGCTGATCCAGCAAGGGCAGTACCAACTTGTCGGCAACAACGTCAACCTGAGCGCAGCACGCTCGCTCACGACGACCGCAGGCCGCTACTCGTTCGTCGGCAACGGTGTAGTGCTGGACAAGTCAGCGGCCAACAGTCTTCAACCGACGCAAGGGCAGTACCAACTCGTCGGCAACAACGTCAACCTGAGTGCGACGCGCTCATTGACCGTCACTGCAGGCCGTTACTCGTTCGTCGGCAATGACGTGCTGTTGAGCGTGGGCCGCTCGCTGCAGCCCGAGACAGGCCGCTACACGCTCACTGGCAGCGATGTGGTGCTGCGTACTGCACGCAGCCTCACGGTGCAGGCAGGTGTCTACAGCCTGGTTGGCCAGAACGTCGATCTCAACGTTGTCGCAGCGAACCAGTTGGTGGTCCAGCAAGGCCGTTATGAACTGACTGGCCACAACGTTGAACTGACTGTCGGCCGCGTAGCCCCACCAACGCCTGAGTTCGATTCCGCAGATCCGCGCTTCGGTGGCGTGCGCTTCAAACCGATCAAGCGGCGCAAGGATGAGCCGCCCGAACCCGCAGCGGCTGAGCCAGAGAAGCCTGCGCCACCACCGCCAGCGCCCACGCCGAAGCACCGTGGTGTGCTCGCGGGTGTGCTCGATGGATTCGGCGTGGCCGAACGCGCGACGCCTCTTGATGTGGTGGCGTCAACCGTTGCGCCGATCACTGCGCCAGCGCGTCGGGTGCCTGCACTGCCGCCCACGCCGAAACCCATCGACTACGAGCGCGTGATTGCTGCACTCAAGTCGGGATGGGATGACGAACGTGCTGCACTCACTGATGAGATCGACGGCATGAAAGCCAAACTCGCGACGGCGCAAGCGCTGATCGAAGCAATGCACACGCAGCAGCGCGTCGAGCGCGAGACCAACGAGAGCAATGCAAAGGCGCGGCAACGCCGCCGTAACGCTGTGCTCGCTGCGGAAACCGCAGCTCGGTTGTTGCTCGATGACGATTGACTCACACTATCGCTCTAGCACACCCGATTGACGAAATCAATCGTTGACCTACAATCTTGTCCACGATGCCGCTGACACACGAAGACTTGACGTTCCTGGCCCGGCTTGCGAAGTCCCCAGACGGCAAGTATTTGCAGCGCATCTACGCAGCGCGACTTGGCGAAGTCGAAGCGAAGCTGAGAGTCGGAGAAGGTGCAGCGATGCATCGATCCCAAGGTCGAGCCCAGGAACTCGATGACCTGATGCAGATGATCGACAAAGCCGATGAATGGCTGCAACGTGGTGTGCCAACCCAATCGCAAGGGTTGCGGCGCGTCACGAACTCAAGCGCGACGGACGCTCCTTACCGGAATCTGTCGTAACCGATCGAATCCCAGATTCACGATGTGACCCTGGATCGCGGAGACCCAAATGCAACAGGCTTCACCGGCCTCGAACGAAGTACAACTCCCTCGCGCGGTCGTCGAGCGCTCCAAGCGCATCGAAGCCCGGCTGAAAGCGCAGCGCGAAGCGGAAGCTGGTCCCGCAGTCGAAACGCCACCGGCTCCAGAGCCAGGCGCGACGGTTGCGCCACCCGTTGACCCACAACCCCCGAGAGCCACCGCGGCCGAAGATCCGCGTCAAAGCGACCCGCTTTACTGGAAGCAGCGCTTCGACGTGATGAACGGCATTCTTGCTCGCGAACGCCAGCAGAGCGCGGAAACGATCGAAGGGCTGTATCAACGGATTGACGAGTTGGAAGGGCAAGTCGCAACGCTCAAAGCGTCGCCTCAACCATCGAGCAGCAAGATCGACCTGGGCAAGTATTTCACGCCCGAACAGATCGAGCGGTTGGGCGAGGACGAAGCGCTGAGCATGGCGACCACAGCCGAGAAGGCTGCGCAGGATGCGGCGAAGGCTGCCATCGATCAGATGGCGGCACTGCTGAAGCCTGAGCAGAAGCGGCGCGAACGCCTGGAAGTCAACGATCTCGAACGCAAGAAGCGCGAGTACAAAGAGGCGATCGTCGCCAAGTACCCGGACTTCGATACTGCGATCGACGCCGCCGACGACTGGGTTTCGTACCTGCAGAACTTCTACGGCACGACGGATATTCCGCGCCAGCAGATCCTCGACCGATACATCACCACGTTCAACGTGGCGAAGACCGTCGAGTTCATCGAGGACTTCCTGAAGACGCGCGATCGTCCGACACCTCCAGTGGTACCGCAAGGTAGCGGTGCGAGTTCCAGCGGCGGCACATCGCCAGCGGTTCCTTCAGGGCTGAAAGCCCCATCGAACCAGGAAGTTCGCGACTACTACACGCGGGCCGCACTCGGCAAGGTCACGGATCAGCAACGTACGGAGTTCGAGGCTCGGCAGAAGCTCCGAGCTGCGAGCTGAAAAGCGAAGCAGCGTACGCCTAACTTTTCTTGAAAGGAAAACGACAATGGGCGTCGCACGCACCTCTGGGTACCCCGACTATGGTCCGGGCAGTACCATCAACTACGACCCCGAGATCTTCTCGGGCAAGCTGGTGGAAAAATTTTACCGCACAACCGTGTTCGGTGAAATCGCGTCCACCGATTACGAGGGTTGATTTAGCCCTCTATAAATCCCGTGAATTGCTGGAAACCCCTTAGAGCTAATTGGGCTACAACGTGACTGGAAACGGTGAGCGTGAAAGCATGAAAACCAATTTGATTGGGCAATCAGCAGCCAAGCCGCTCGGGAACGTGCGGAAGGTTCAACGACTAGGTGAAGTACCCCAGACCGGGAGAAACGCCCACGAGCGCGGGATCGGTGAAACAGTGGTACAGTGCGCCTTACACATCAATGTGAAGGGCGCGTATGAGCAAGTTGAAGCTTTGGGTGACTTTCAAAGAACTCTCAAGCCGGTACTACGAGCTGGGCTCCGCGCAACGGACGGCCGAGTTCTACGGCGTGTCGAAGAAAACCGTTCTTCGGCACATGGAGACTTTGGGGATACCGCGCAACAGCTTGACGAAGGTGACGCCAGAAGTTCTGGAAGAGATTCGCTTGGAAGCTATTCGCGGCACGAAATGTTCAATGGCCGCAGAACGCATCGGTTTGGACCCGTCAACGCTGCGAGTGCACGCGGCCAGTCTTGGCCTCAGGTTCGTGGACTCGTACCACTCTGGATACATCACGACTTGGAACGGGTACTTGAAAGTCAAGCAACCGGAACACCCGGCTGCAGACCGACGAGGCTACGTGATGGAGCAAGTGTTGGTGGCAGAAGCGAAGATCGGCAGATTCCTCACGCTGGAGGAATGCGTTCACCACAAGGACGGCAACAAGAAGAACAACACCCCCGAGAACGTGGAAGTCATGCTGCTGAAAGAGCACGCAAGCTTGCACGCGAAAGCTGGGGACACAGGCTGGGCCAAGTACCACGAGAACCGAAAGATATAGTCTCAGCTCGCAGGAAACTGCGAGGCGCCCCGGATAAAGAGCCGGGGACGAAAAGAAAACTGGAAATCGCGGGCTTCGGCGCGCAGGTGAAGATCCGCACAGTCCCTGACGTGACAGTCTCGGACTACGTGATCGGCGCCGGCCTCACGCCCGAATTCCCGCAAAGCAACTCGGTCACGCTGGTGATCGATCAGGCGAAGAGCTTCAACGTGGGCTTGAACCTGGTTGACTCGCGCCAGTCGGACATCAACATGGCCGACGTGTTCGCGAACGAGGGCAGCATCAAGCTGCGCATCGCCGCGGATGCCGAAGTCTTGGAGACGATCCCGGCTGACGTGTCGACGGACAACCGTGGCAACACGGCGGGCCGCGACAGTGACAGCATCGACCTTGGCACTTCGAGCACGGCCGTCGCCATCACCAAGACCAACGTCATCGATTTCGTCGTTGACCTGGGCACGGTGCTGGATGAGCAGGACGTGTCGGACGAGGGCCGTTGGCTGGTCGTGCCACCGTGGTTCATCGGGATGATCAAGAAGAGCGATCTGCGGATCGCTTCGTTGGCAGGCGACGGCACGTCGATTCTGCGCAACGGCAAGGTCGGCGAGATCGATCGCTTCACGATCTACCAGTCGCGCAATCTGCTGACGCAGGCGAGCCCTGGACCAGCGTCCTACGCCATGTTCGGCCACAGCGCCGGGCTGACGTTCGCCGCCCAGATCGTCGAGATGCAGATGATCGACAACCCGAATGACTTCGGTTACCTCATCCGCGGACTCATGGTCTTCGGCTTCGAGGTGATCCAGGGTCAGTACCTCGGAACCGCAGTCGTGAAGCGCGGTTGATCGCAGTAAGATGGGTGCTCGCAAGAGCGCTCATCCTGCTCGGTTAATCCAACCTGAAAGGAACGATGATGAAGACCAGCTCTCCCTACGGCCCAGGGCAAACGGTGAAGACCACGCCCGAAACCGTGACCGGTGAAATGAGCAAGGCAGGCAGCAAGGCCACGGCCCGCTACCCGCATCGCCCGTTGATGCCGGGTCAGGCCAACAGTCAGTCGGCCAAGATGCAGAAGAACGCAGGGGCGCTGACCCCTGGTACGAGCCCGGACGGTTCGTGATCGTGTGAGCCGGCGCCTTCGGGCGCCGGTTTCTGATTCCCTCAACACATCAAACGGAACACCACCATGATGTCGAATGCGACCGCTGAAGCCCTCGAAACCAGGCACGCCAACGCCCGCCGTCGTCGGCAGGACAAGCAAGATCCGCTGTTGATCTGCATTGAAGACGGCGCGCTCTTCCCCAACGTGCCCAACATTCGCAAGAAGGCAACGTTCATTGTCTATCGCGGTGATCCGAAAGCCAACCTCGATGAGCGCATGGCGTACGTGAAGAGCATGAAGGGCGGGCACATCGGTCGACGCGGCGTGATCAACACGCAAGAGGCATTCGACATCGGCAAGGCGACCAAGGAAGAACTGGTCGACTTCGCGCTCACCGAGTACGACACCGAACTGAAGGACGCGCCGCTGATGGTCTTGCGCAAGCAAGTCCAGGGGTTGGCCGAGAAGTTCGATGCAATGGTGCAGCACTCCAAGGTGGCAGGAGACGACATCTCGTGATCGCCGTCAGCGTCGTCATCAATGAGGCTCGCGGCATCCTGATCGATGCCGCGAAGATCACTTGGTCTGATCTGACGCTAATTGGGTTTTTGAACGAGTTCGGCCGCACGACGGCCCTCGTGAAGCACGACTTCTACACGGTGCGTGAAGCAATCAGTCTGATTGCCGGCACTGACCAGGAACTGCTGCAGACCGAAGACGGGCTCACTCCCGTCGCATTGCTTGATGTCACACGGAACGTGGTGTCCAAGAGTGTCATCACGCAATGCGATAAGGCACTGCTCGACGAGTGCAACCGCTTCTGGCCAGCAGATGACCAAGTGCTCGATGCCGAGAACTTCGCCGTCAACGTGAAAGAACCCGTGCGGTTCTATGTCACCCC